ATGACCTACGAACAAATCGCAGAAATGATGGAAGAAATGGAGCTGCCTTTTGCTTACCACCATTTTGCTGAGGGCGAGAGTCCCAAGCCTCCTTTTTTACTGTTTTTATCTCCCGGAGAGAATACATTTTCTGCGGATAATCAGATGTATTTCAGCTTTAAACAGCTGGATATTGAACTATATACAGACGTTAAGAATCCTGAACTGGAAAATCAGATAGAACAGGTTCTGAAACGTCATAAAATCTACTATACAAAATCAGAAGTATGGATAGAGTCCGAAAAACTCTATGAAGTACTTTACGAAACGGAGGTATAACTTATGGCAAACAAGAAGAACAAAGTTAAATTCGGTTTGCAGAATGTCTACTGGGCGAAAATCAATGAATGGGGTGAAGACCCGGACGGCAACAAGACCGTTCCTGCATATGGAGAGTCAAAGCATCTGCCGGGTGCCGTATCGCTTTCTATTGATGCAAACGGCGAGGCCGAAAATTTTCATGCGGATAACGGTGTATATTACGTGATTAACAACAACGCCGGCTACACCGGTGACCTTGAAATTGCCCTTATCACAACCGAATTCGCAACGGAAATCTTAGGAGAAATTCTCGATAACAACGGTGTTCTTGTGGAAAGAAATGATACAGAACTTGCACAGTTTGCATTGATGTTTGAGTTTCTTGGAGACAAGCACCACATCAGACACGTGATGTACTGCTGCTCGGCTTCACGTCCTACAACAGAATCTGCAACTACAGAGGAAAGCACAGAAGTTAAGACGGAAAAGCTGTCGCTGAAAGCTACTCCTTTGCCCACAGGTCTTGTAAAGTCCAAGACAACCGAAAGCACGTCAGATACAGTTTACAACAACTGGTTCAAGATGCCGTACAGCCCGAATACAAAAACATCCACAACTACTACAACCACTACGACTTCATAAGGAGGTATATCTATGTCTATCAAAAAGAATATTACCATTGACGGTATGGAAGTGCCATTTAAGGCAAGTGCTGCTGTGCCTCGCCTTTATCGTCTGAAGTTCCGCAGGGATATTTACAAGGACTTTGCATCGCTGAAAACGGATGTGGAAGAGGGCGATGAGAACAAGAGCGAACTTGATATCGAAAGCCTTGAGGTTTTCGAGAACATCGCCTACATCATGGCAAAACACGCTGACCCTGAAAACGTTCCCGACAGTCCTGATGATTTTCTGGAACAGTTCAACACCTTCAGTATTTATGAGATCCTGCCACAGTTGATTGAACTGTGGGGGTTAAATACAGCAACGCAGATTGAATCTAAAAAAAACATCGCCCGACTGACCGACCGATGACAACGCCATTATTCCTGTTAAGATGCAAACAGCTCGGTCTTTCTATGACCGAGCTGGATTTGCTTACGATTGGACTGATAAACGATATGTTCACGGAACGTGAAAATGATGACTACGATGGCTGGAATGAAATGGCTTCACAGGCGGATTTTGATTCATTTTAAATTTTTGATATATTCTGTGCAAACAATTTCAAGCCTTTCAAAATCATTGCATCTCTTTGAAAGAGGCGTAGAATTACCATCACGTTTTTTCAAGAAATAAAGTGTGTTAGCATTTTTGCGAATTTTATCCTGTATGGACTTTATTACCCTGTATTCGGCTAACAACAAGGACTTATACTTGAGGTTTCTCTGCAAATTAATATCTACATATGTACACTCACTATTCGGAACAGGAAACATATTATTTATGTTTATCACACAATAGTTTTTAACTTTAATAAAATCAATGCTTTCCTTCATTGATTTATGCTTTTCTTTGAATGAAGAAAGCGGTGCAAAATAATCAAATCCATTTATTGAAAGCACAACACCGATATATTTTCTTTCATTTTGTTGTCCTGGCTTTTTATTATGAAACAAATGTGGTGCATATGGAAGCAAGTAATCAATATACTTTGGATTTACTTCATAGAATTTTATATTATCCATACTCCTCCTATAAAACAAGCGAGGGCAAGTTGAACTTTCCCTCGCTGTTAAATGTCGCATTCAGAGCTGCGAAACGCTCACTTTTAACTTTCTTGTATAGAGTCAAGAGAAACTCACTTAATAAATCTCTCATTTTGGGCTGAGATACACCCTCTGGATATATTATATGTCATAAAAGCAAAAAAGTCAATAGGCTTCAAAAAAAATTTAAAAAAGTGAGGTGAAACCACATGGCAAACAGAATCAAAGGCATTACAGTTGAAATCGGCGGTGATACCACTAAGCTAAGTAAGGCTCTGGAAAGTGTCAACAAGAACATCAAAAGTACTCAGACGCAGCTGAAGGACGTGGAAAAGCTTCTGAAGCTTGACCCGAAGAATACAGAGCTGCTTTCTCAGAAACAAAAGCTGCTTGCTGACAGTATTTCTGCCACCAAGGAGAAACTGACAACGCTGAAAACTGCCGCAGAACAAGCCAATACCGCGCTTGCCAATGGTGAAATCTCTCAGGAACAGTATGACGCACTGCAGCGTGAGATTATCGAAACGGAACAGGAACTCCGCAATCTCGAAACCGAAGCCGGAAAAGCATCGGACTCTTTGAAACAAATCGGTGAAGCCGGAGAGGTTCTCCAGAGTGTCGGGGACAAGATTTCTGATGTGGGAGGAAAACTAACCACTCATGTTACTGCCCCACTTGCCGCCGCAGGTACTGCAGCAGTCAAGACAGCCTCTGACTTTGATTCTGCAATGTCCAAGGTTGCCGCTGTATCCGGTGCAACCGGTGATGACCTGGATAAGCTTCGTGACAAGGCTCGTGAAATGGGTTCTAAAACAAAGTTTTCAGCATCAGAAGCCGCTGAAGCTATGAACTATATGGCTATGGCAGGCTGGAAAACCGGCGATATGCTTTCCGGTATTGACGGTATCATGAACCTTGCGGCTGCAAGTGGCGAGGATTTGGCAACCACATCGGATATTGTAACTGATGCATTAACTGCCTTTGGCTTATCCGCTGCTGACAGCGGTCATTTTGCCGATGTCTTAGCGTCCGCAAGTTCCAATGCCAATACCAATGTATCTATGCTCGGTGAATCCTTCAAGTACTGTGCTCCGATTGCAGGTGCTTTGGGATTTTCCTGTGAAGATACAGCCGAGGCATTAGGCTTAATGGCAAACGCAGGCATCAAGTCCACACAGTCCGGTACTTCCATGCGTTCTATTATGACCGCATTGTCGGGAGAGGTCAAGTTCTGTTCCTCTTCTTTTGGTGAAATGGAGATTGCAACCAGCAACGCTGATGGCTCCATGCGTGACCTTTCCGATATTCTTGCGGACTGCCGTGTAGCATTTGACCAGATGTCAGAATCTGAAAAAGCAAGTGCAGCACAGGCTCTTGTGGGCAAGAACGCCATGTCGGGTTTCCTTGCTTTGATGAATGCCGCGCCCCAGGACGTGGAGAAGCTGTCCTCTGCGATTGAAAACTGTGACGGCACATCACTTTCTATGGCGGAAACCATGCAGGACAACCTTGGCGGTCAGCTGACTATCTTAAAATCACAGCTGGAAGAACTGGCTATTTCTTTTGGAGAAATTCTGATGCCTGTCATCAGATCAATCGTAACGAAAATTCAGGAATTTATTGATAAACTCAACGCCATGGACCCTGCCACAAAGGAGACGATTGTGAAAGTTGCTCTCGTTGCTGCGGCAATGGGTCCTTTATTGGTGGTAATCGGCAAAGTCATATCCTCGGTGGGAAGTCTGATGACCTTTATCAGCAAAGTTCCGACTATGATTGCAGGTGCAAAGACAGCATTTTCCACTCTTGGAGCTGCCATTGGCGGTATTTCTGCACCGGTGGTGGCTGTGATTGCAATCATTGCTGTACTGGTCGCTGCTTTTGTAAATCTGTGGAATACCAATGAGGATTTCAAAAACAGCATTCTCTCCATTTGGGAACAGATAAAATCTACATTTGAAAGACTTACTTCCGGTATCGTCGACCGAATCAATGCGCTCGGCTTTGATTTTGAGAACTTCGGCGAACTTGTAAAAGCTGTATGGAATGGACTTTGTGAAGTTCTTGCCCCGCTGTTTGAGGGCGTATTTCAGCACATTGCAGATATTTTCTCTTTCGTCACCGACACCATTTTAAGTATTCTCGACATTTTCATCGGTCTGTTTACCGGAAACTGGGATCAGTGCTGGAATGGCATAAAAGACCTCTTTACAGGCATATGGGATTTCATTGTAAACTCACTCAGCAATATTCTGAACACGCTGACCGATGTGTTAGATGTATTCCTTGGTTGGTTCGGTACTTCATGGGACGAGGTCTGGACAGCAATCAAGGATTTCTTTATTGGTATATGGGAAAGTATTTGTTCCTTTTTCCAATCAATCGCAGATTTCTTCGTAAACACCTGGAATGCGATTTCTTCCTTCTTTACGGGTATTGTAACTGCTATTCATGATACAGCAGTTTCTATTTTTACGGCTGTTTATGACTTTTTCGCAGGAATCCTGACAAGCATTCACGATTTCTTCTCCACGATTTTCAATGCCATATGGACGGTCATTTCTACGGTATGCACCACAATCTACAATACCATTTCAAGCATATGGAATACGATATATGAGTTCATTTCTCCGCTTTTGGAGGCTTTGAAATATCTGTTTGAAACCATTTTCCAGGCAATACATATCATTATCAGCAATGTGATGGACTGGATTTCCGAGAATATACAGACCATATGGAATGCCATTGTGGAGTTTATCACGCCTTTGCTTGAGGGCATTAAGTCATTCTTTGAAACCATATGGAATGCAATCAGTACTGCAATTTCCACGGTGCTGAGTACGATTTCAAATATCATCACCACAGTATGGAATGCAATTTCAGGCTTTATTTCAAACGTGATGAACACCATCAAATCGGTAATTTCCTCCATCTGGAACGCCATCAGCGGTGCGATTTCAGGTGTCGTAAATGGAATCAGAAATACGATTTCTTCCGTTTGGAACAGCATTTCTTCTACGATTTCATCGGTGATGAATACCATTCGTTCTACGGTGACAAGCATCTGGAACAGCGTAAAATCAGCGATTTCCAGTACAATCGGCGGTATTTACGATACCATTAAGGGCGGATTTGATAAGGCGGTAAATTTTGTAAAGGGACTGGCGAGTGATGCATTCAGCTGGGGTTCGGATATCATCAGCGGCATTGTTGACGGTATCAAAAGCTGTATTAACTGGATTTCCGATGCCTGTACAGATGTGGCGGATACCATCAGAAGCTATCTGCACTTCTCTGTACCGGACGTAGGTCCGCTGACGGAATACGAAAGCTGGATGCCGGACTTTATGCAGGGCTTGGCAGACGGCATTATCAAAAGCAAAAAGGTCGTGGCAAAGGCAGTATCCGGTGTGGCGGACACGATGAAGATTGCACTGAATTCCGACCTTAGCTACAAACTTGACGGCATGACAGGTGCTATCATGAACGGCGGGACTGAAAGTTCTGTGGTCAACAACTACTACAATAACGACAACAGCCGGACAGTGAATCAGACCAATAATAGTCCGAAAGCACTGTCACGGCTGGAGATTTACAGACAGACGAAGAATGCGGTGAAAGTGTAA